AAGTTGATTGCATTATTACCGACCCGCCGTATTTGATAGAGTACGAAAGCAACCGCCGCAAAGACAAAACACACAAGTTTTGCAAACCGATACTAAACGATAACAACCCGCAACTCATTATCGATTTAATGCCGTTGTTATACGACGTGCTGAAGGATAACGCCCCGATGTATATGTTTTGCGGTAGCGATAAAGTCGATTTTTTCAAACAGCAAGTCGAGCGATACTTTACCGTCAAAAATATTATCGTTTGGGACAAGGGCAACCACACCGCGGGCGACTTGGAGGCGCAATACGGCAAACGTTACGAGTTTATCATTTACGCCAACAAAGGACGCGCCCCGTTTATGGACGGTATGCCGCGATATGACGATATTTGGCGATACGCCCGTGTATCGGGCGGCGGGCAAATACATCAAAACCAAAAGCCGACCGACCTACTCTCGCGTATTATACGGCAACACACCCGCGAGCGCGATTTGATACTCGACCCCTTTATGGGTAGTTTTGCAACTGCGGTCGCCGCGTACAAGTTGCAACGCGATTTTATCGGATTTGAAATCGACGACGACTATTACGCAGCGGGGTCGCAATGGCTCGACACCACGATGTCGCAAGTATCGATATTTGATTTACTACAACAAAATTAAAAATTATTTATAGGAGGCACAAAGATGTCAAACAAACCAAACCAAACACTCACGATTAACTATCAAGCCGACGCGCCGCTCAAATTAGACGATGTTTTGTATATCGTCGAAATAGCGGACTCGGGACAGCACAGCAAAACGTTTTACCAAACGTGCCGCGTATGCGGTGGCAAGCGCGAGTTGACGATTAACGGTGTTACTTTCCGCTGCCCTTGCTGCGAAAGTGAGCAAAAGGCAATTACGGTGTACAAGTACATCGTGCGCCGATACCGCGTACACAAAGTCGAGGTATCGAAAAGTACGGAAACGTGGAAACCCTCGGAATACCAAACCGTCAAGTTTGGAATTTACAAAAAGAGCGGTCGCGGGTATTGGAGTACGACGGCGCGAGAATTATACCGCGAGGACATAAACCCCGCCGAGCCGTTACGCCACGACAACCCCGTGTTTACCGACTATGCGCTCGCGGTGGCGGCGGCAAAGGCTTACAACGAACGCGAACGCGCCCGCCTTGCGGACTATAACGAACTGCACGGCACACAATACGAAATGCCCGCCGAATTTGCGGACATCAAAAACGACGATAAATCAATTTAGGAGGCACGACTATGCAAGACAACAAACATCTTAACGGTTACATCGCCGACCCCGACGACGACATCGAATACGATACGGACGCGGCGACGGTTGACGAACTCGACGGCGACGGTATCGACGACGGCGGACTCGACTCCCGCATTATGTCGCAAAGCGGCGCGTTTTACCCGACGTGCCGATATTGCGGTCAAGTCAAACTCCCGCTCGCCCCGTACGCAAGTCAAGACGCAGCAAACGAGGCAGCAACCCGCGAGTGCGATTGTCCCGACGCACGCATTTATCAAGCGGACATCGAACGCAAGGAAAAGCGCGAGCAAAACATCAAGCGTTTGACGCAGCGGCTCGACGATTTGTCCGAGTATTGCGAAAAACGCTCGGTCGACCTTGACGGCGACTTGTATAACGCATTGTTTAATACGAGCGTTGCTGTCCTTGATAACATCGTCGACTCGGCGCAATTAAAATTTGCCCGTATGCGCGTATCGGTTAGTTTGAACAATAAAGGCAATCTCACTATCAAGTTTACATACTCGGACGGCGCAACCGTGGAGGTTTAGCCGTGGTTAAGCAAATCAAAGAAATGACGACGGCGGAAATCGACCACTATTGCGACGACCGCCGCGAACAAAACAAGACCAACAAGCCGTACAACGCTTGCGTTGCTTGCCCGCTGCGGTGGGCGCGTCAATGCGGCGCGTGCGTGCCGATAATGCCGCAAAACCTTGTTACTCGTATGTACAAGGCAATCGGCGACCGAAATATCAACATCATTACGGAGGTATCAATCAATGAGCAACAAGAACAATAAAGCCGTCAAGGACGCGGCACAAATCATTTACGGCGAGGTTATGCAAATAATCGACACGCACGTTATACACGAGAATCCCGCGACCGACCCGCGTATCGACCCGTCGTGTTTGGAGGCTCTTTGCTGCGAACTCGACGCGCACTTTACCGACAAGTACGGCGTTGACACGCAGCGCAAACCCCTTAACGCCTACACTTGGGACGAAATCAAAGCAATTGCGGACGCGGGCAAGGCGGCGGACGTATTCAAAATCGGCGACGAAAAACAACTCGCGCTTTACACGGGCGAAACCGTTACACTCGTCATACTTGGCTTTAACCACGACCGCAAAGCGGACGGCAGCGGCAAAGCCGCTATCACTTTCGGCACGAAAGATTTAATCGACGGCGAGTACGAAATGAACGAAATAACCACCGACGACGAGGACGACTACGGCTCAAACGTCGGCGGTTGGTACAAGAGCAAAATGCGCAATGTTTATATGCGCCGCTTGTTTACCCTCTTACCGCCCGACTTGCAAAACGTAATTACGCCCGTCGAAAAAATGACGGGCGCGGGCGGCGGCTCTAACGAGTTATACAAGTCTATCGACGATTTGTTTTTGTTTAGCCGCGTCGAGGTCGACGGCGACGAGTCGTACGTTGCCAACGGCGAGGGCGTGCAATACGATTATTACAAAAACCCCGACAACATCGTCAAGTCGCGCCGCGGTCGTACGGATTGGTGGTGGTTGCGCTCGCCTCGCGTCGGTTCTACGAC